TATCGAACGGAACGGCATCAAGATTAACAGACAAACACTTGCAGACATTCGCCGCGAGTACGAAGACGAACTGTTTACCCTCGAACGCCGCCTCAACGAACTGGCTGCGGAAGCTATGGGTGATACGCCTATCAATCTAGATAGCCCGGATGACCGTTCAAAACTGTTCTATTCTTGTAAGGTAAAGGACAAGTCCCGCTGGGCTGGTCTGTTTAACTTGGGTCACGAGATTAGAGGAGCGGGTCGCAAACCCAAACGACGTACCCGAATGAGCCGTACAGACTTTAAACGCAACGTTGTGAACGAGACAGAAGTTCTGTTCAAGACCCGTGGTAGCCAGTGTGCCGATTGCGGGGGCGTAGGGCGTTATACAGCCCGTAAGAAGGATGGGACGCTGGGTAAGGCTATCCGAATCTGTAAGCCCTGTCAGGGGGCTGGTGTGCGCTATACATCAACTGGTCAGGTTGCGGGGTTCAAGTTGGTTCCTCGTGACCCTTATGATGTGGCTGCTGCTGGTTTCAAAACAGATAAGGAAACCTTGGAAAGTATGTTCACATCTCTGCGGGGTGAAGCCCGTGAGTTCGCAGAGGCTTACATCCGGTATAGTGCGGTTCGAACTTACCTGCGTTCTTTTGTAGAAGGTATGGAAAACAACATGGATGGGCAGGGGTTTATCCACACTGAGTTCATGCAGTGTGTCACGGCTACTGGTCGTCTGTCATCCCGCAACCCTAACTTCCAGAACATGCCACGAGGTACTACCTTTATCATCAGGCGGGCTGTTGAAAGTCGGTTCGAGGGTGGGTCAATCCTAGAGGGTGATTACGCCCAGCTAGAGTTTAGGGTGGCTGGTTTCCTTGCAGATGATGAGGGTATTAAGGCGGATGTGGATGACGGAACAGATGTGCATAGCTATACTGCCAGTGTCATAGGGTGTTCGCGGCAAGATGCCAAGGCTCACACATTCAAGCCACTCTACGGTGGTGTGTCGGGTACAGACGACCAGAAACGATATTACAATGCATTCAAGGAAAAGTATAACAATGTTACCAAGTGGCACGAGTTCCTACAGAAACATGCCGTAACAAAGAAATACATCCAGCTTCCTTCGGGCAGGCAATATGCTTTTCCTCATGCAAGGTGGACTGATTGGGGTACGGCAACAGACCGAACTGCCATCTGCAACTATCCGGTTCAGGGGTTTGCAACGGCTGACCTTCTGCCTATGTCACTGGTTTTGCTGGACAAACGGGTTCGCGAACTGAACTTGCGTTCGGTTATCTGCAACACGGTTCACGATTCCATCGTTATGGATGTGTATCCCAGCGAAGAAAAAAAATGTATTGACGTGATGGCTGAATGTATGCTAGCTATCCCGTTGGAATCAAAGAATAGGTATGGGATTACCTATGATATGCCAGTTGGTATCGAACTAAAAATGGGTAAAAACTGGCTTGACTTGGAAGAGGTACTTACTGTATAATCCCTTTACGCTAACGCTCATCTAAGGAGAAACGACATGAGCAATGAACTACAAATGTTGAATGATGAAATGAACACCTTCCTGACTGCATTCGAGTCAGGTAACGAAGAAGCCCTCATGGAAATGAGTGGACAGGCTGACCCAAACAATAAGCCGAAGATTGGTCTGCCTAGACTAAACATTAATTACGATACAGAGACAGATGATGGCACATTGCTGAGACGCGGTGCATGGCGCATCTGGAACGGTTCTGCACCTGTATATGCAGATAAGGTCTTTGTTCGCCCCTTGCTGCGAACCTTTGAGTGGTCAGTGTGGAATCAAGAAGAAGGTAAGTTTTCTTGCAAGTCTGTGCAGAAGCGCAAACTAGCCGGTGACTTTCCTGATACATTGGGCGGTAACAAGTGCGGTCGCCTTTCAAAGCCAGAAGAAGATGCGCTAGGTCAAGACGACCCACGGGTTTTGTTGAGCCGCTCTGTTAGCTGCAATCAGGTAATCTACGGAATCATCGATGCACCTGAAGCAGCATACGCAGATGGAACTGCAGCACCTGTAGAGCAGATGCCGTTCATGGCATACTTCAAGCGTTCGGGCTACCGTCCGGTCAATGACTTCATTCAGAAGCAGCTTACAGACCGTAAGATTCTGATGCACAAGGCGTTGATTGAGTTCACCACAGAGAAGCAGAAGAACGGTGGTGTTGTCTACTGGACACCGAAGCTTGCCTTTGTAAAGGAAGTGTCAGGTACAGAAGAAACTGACAAGCCTTTGATGAAGGACTTTGCCGACACCGTTAACGCTCACAACGAGTCTGTGTTCGCAGAGTACAAAGCTGCTCAAAAGTCTATGGCTTCAGCAGACGACATTGATTTGTCAGAACGTCTGGCTGGCTAGTCATGTTACAACTCGTAGAAGTCCAAGACTTTCTACAGAAAGCGGGGCGGGGGGAGATTGACTCCTCTCGCCTCGAACATCTGATAGAACAGTTTGGCGAGGACTGTAAGGCTGCTATGCGGAAACAGTTCTCTAGCCGTGGTGACTACCGGATTCGTATGTCCGGTGTTGGTCGCCCCTTGTGTCAACAACAGCTTGAAAAGCAGGGCAACAAACAAGATGTTGCCTACAATGATATTGTCCGGTTCGCAACCGGCGACCTCTTAGAAGCATTCGCCATTCTTGTGATGCGGGCTGCTGGCCTAGATGTCGTTGCGGAACAAAAGAAGTGTTCCCTCGAACTGGGTGGGCAAACCGTCAACGGAACCCTAGATGTCATCCTGAACATAGATGGTGAAGAAGAAGTCTGGGATATCAAGACAGCAAGCCCGTGGTCGTTCGAGAACAAGTTTTCTGGACGAGGCGGCTATGACGTTATCAAAGAAGATGACCCGTTCGGTTACGTTATGCAGGGACACCTGTATGCGGAATCTGAAGGTAAGAGGTTTGGTGGATGGATTGTAATCAACAAATCTACAGGTGAGTGGGATTTCGTAGAGGCACCCCGCGAACAGTCTGAAGACCGCAAAGCATACCTAAAGGATGCGAACAAGCGGGTAGAGGCAATCATCAATGACGCACCGTTCAAAGTACCGTTCCAGTCTGAGCCTGAGACAACTACCATCGACAGACAAAAGGTCGAGACAGGCAATCGCCTGATGCCCAAGACTTGCACCTTCTGTTCCTTCAAGACAAAGTGCTGGAAGAATGCGGAACTAGCCCCGAAGATAACATCTAAGGCACGGTTCAAGCCTCACGTCTGGTACACAAAGCTTGTGAAGCGGGAACTAGACTGATGCCGGTTTTGTACACACGAGAGTACCCCCACGAACTGTTCGACTTGAACCCGCAGCTTTACTGTGTGTTCGTAGAGTCACATGAACGTCGTGGGGGTGGTCGTTCTACTGTTAGGGTTCGTGGCTTAGAAATATCCCTGCCCCTTACTTTACGAGACAACTACTCGCCAGACGGTTCCTTGAAGTCAGACACAGAAGTACGTGACATAAAACTCATAGAAGAGGAATTTCAGAACATTGTTCATCACTTGCGACAGGGGTTGGTAGTATGCCTACCGACAATGGAAATCTCAAAAGAAATATCGCAGCTAGAAAAACGGTCCCCAAAAGTAGGACAGTATCTGTTAAAAAGGCTAGAAGGGGTGAAGGCGGGATTTCCGCTGCTAGGATTATGAGACAAACACGTTACCGTTCACAGTTCGAGATTAACCTTGCAAGGTCGCTGGCAGAGAAGAAGATTGCCTTCGAGTACGAACAAGCAAAGCTGCAATACATACCCAAGCCGCGAACATATACGCCAGACTTTTATTTACCTGAACAAGATATCTACATAGAAGCGAAGGGTCATTTAGATAAAGGCGACAGGGTAAAGATGCAGCTAATCAAACAACAATACCCCGACTTGGATATTCGCTTTGTATTCGTTCGGGCCACGAACAAGATTTACAGAGGCAGCAAGACTAGCTATTCTGATTGGGCGAACCGTTATGGTTTCCCGTGGGCAGAAGGTAGTGTGCCAGAGGAGTGGTTTAAAAATGACGGATGATAGGGATTATGAAGTTGGTAGCCTGTTACCTGACCGGTGGTACGTTATCTTAAAAAGAACAGACGATGAAAGTTTTAAGATGACAGCATACGATACAACTGCTATACCAGAAGATGAAGACTATATGGACGCAGGGTTCGTGGCGCAGCAAGGGATTGTCGAGATGCTAGAGAACGACTTCGACAGACTCATACAAGCAGGGTTAGCCCGTATCTCTTTTATGGAAATGAAGGATACTATCCTACAGGAACTAGAGGAAGAGGGCGTAGAGTTCGAACCCCGTGACCGTATAACAAGCCGTGATGAAAACATAGTTAAAGTAGATTTTGGAACAAAGCAATGAAGCTAGATGAATATCAGATGCGGGCAGAAAGCACCGCAGTTTATCCGCAGGAATATAATGTTCTGTATCCGACACTGGGTTTAGCTGGAGAAGCAGGCGAGGTTGCCGAAAAGGTAAAGAAGCTTGTTCGCGACGGTGAACCACACCTTTTCTATAAAGATGATATTGCAAAGGAACTAGGAGATGTGTTATGGTACGTTGCAATTTTAGCAAGAGACTTAGGCTACAGCTTAGAAGAGGTCGCGCAGCGCAACTTAGACAAGCTAGAAGACCGCAAGAATCGGAACATGTTGCAGGGCAGCGGAGACGACAGATGAGACATGAAGCTTACATGAGACACATGGAAGACGAAAACGAACAGGCCGGTAAGATGGCCTATGGCGGCGTTGATATGGTCAACAGCCCGCCCCATTACAACGCAGCGGGAACAGAGTGCATAGATGCAATCCAAGCTGCAACCCTTGACGGGTTCGAGTATTACCTACAAGGAAACATAATGAAATACCTTTGGCGATATCGTTACAAGAATGGTAACGAAGATTTGAAGAAAGCGCAGTGGTATTTAAATAAACTATTAGAGGTTCGAGGAGAGAACAAATGAGCAACCAACTACCCACACCATATCAACAATTCATTCACAAGTCACGCTATGCTCGCTGGATAGATAGCGAACAGCGCAGAGAGAACTGGGGCGAAACTGTAGACCGCTACATATCTTTCATGCTAGAGCAGGTAAAGGATAAGTGCGGTGTCGAACTGTCTACATCTGTTCGCGAAGAGATTGAGGAAGGCATCCTGTCCCTGAAGGTGATGCCATCTATGCGGGCAATGATGACTGCAGGTCCTGCCCTTGCACGGGATAACGTCTGTGGTTACAATTGTAGCTACATTCCTGTAGACAGCCCTCGTGCTTTTGACGAGTGCATGTACATTTTGATGTGTGGTACGGGTGTTGGTTTTTCTGTCGAGCGTGAGAACGTAGATAAGCTGCCTGTGGTTAGCGAAAACTTTAACAAATCAGATACTGTAATTAAAGTAGGTGACAGCAAGCCGGGATGGGCAAAGTCACTTCGCGAACTGATTGCGCTACTCTACGCTGGTCAGGTTCCTTCATGGGATATGTCAGGTGTTCGTGAAGCTGGTGCGCGGCTAAAGGTTATGGGTGGACGTGCTAGTGGTCCACAACCTCTTGCAGACCTCTTCAACTTTACTGTTGAGATATTCAAGAAGGCGCGGGGTCGTCGGCTGTTCCCAATTGAGTGCCACGACTTGATGTGCAAGATTGGTGAGATTGTTGTTGTAGGTGGGGTTCGCCGCAGCGCACTCATCAGCCTGTCGAACCTGAACGATGACCAGATGGCACACGCTAAGTCTGGCATGTGGTGGGAAACAGAGCCACAGCGGGCGTTGGCGAACAACTCCGTGTCTTACAAGACAAAGCCTGAGATGGGTACGTTCATGCGTGAATGGCTTGCCCTGTACGACAGCAAGTCTGGTGAGCGTGGTATGTTCAACCGTGAGGCTGCTGACAAGCAGGTTGCCCGCAACGGTCGTCGTGAAACAGGCCACATGTGGGGTACAAACCCCTGTTCTGAGATTATCTTGCGGGGCTATCAGTTTTGCAACCTGTCGGAAGTAGTGGTTCGCGAAACGGATTCCTTGGAAGACTTAAAGGCAAAGGTTCGGGTAGCTACCATTCTTGGAACCTTGCAGTCAACCCTAACTGATTTTAAATACTTGAGGAAGATATGGAAAGACAATACAGAGGAAGAGCGTTTGTTAGGCGTGTCCTTGACTGGTATCATGGACCATCCCGTTTTATCCAAAAATGTAGACAGCAAGCGTTGGCTCGAAGAAATGCGCGAAGTCGCAGTGGAGACGAACAAGGAGTTTGCGAACATGCTTGGAATCCCACAGTCGGCTGCAATCACTTGTGTCAAGCCGTCGGGTACTGTATCACAACTGGTGGACGCAGCGAGCGGGATACATGCAAGGCACAACGACTACTTCATCAGAACCGTTCGCGGCGATAATAAAGACCCGTTAACACAGTTCCTGATTAACAGCGGTGTCCCTGCAGAGCGTGACGTTATGAAGCCAGATTCGACAACCGTATTTAGCTTCCCCATGAAGTCACCAGACGGTGCTGTAACACGGACGCAGATGACTGCCATTGAGCAGCTAGAGTTGTGGAAGACCTACGCCATCCACTGGTGCGAACATAAACCATCTATCACTGTGTCTGTAAAGGAACACGAATGGATGGATGTGGGGGCTTGGGTCTATGAGAACTTTGACGTTGCCTCTGGTGTGTCGTTCCTGCCCCACAGTGACCACACGTACCAACAGGCTCCTTATCAGGACATTGAAGCTGATGAATACTTGGAGTGGAAGCAGCGCATGGAAGTTGTCACGATTGACTGGGATAAGTTGTCTGAGTTCGAAAAGGAAGATAACACCAGTGGTTCGCGGGAACTAGCCTGTACGGCTGGTGTCTGTGAAGTCGTGGACTTGAGTGCAGCATGAACTGCTGGCATTGCCAAACAGAACTCATTTGGGGTGGAGACATCGACATAGAGTCGGAAGAATTTGTCATGGAAACAAATTTGTCTTGCCCCAACTGTGATTCGGTGGTATATGTATACTTGCCACGAACAGAAGGGGATAATGATGAATAACATGGAACCAGCGGCATGTGACCGCAAGAAGTTTGATATTGACCTGTCCTACGGCAAGGTTCGCGAACAGCAAGTTGCGAACATGCTTACAGATAAAAAGATTGAGGTCAAGTCAGAGCGAGGTATGTGGATGCGTACCGGCAACATAGCCATAGAGTACGAATCCTACGGCAAGCCTAGCGGCATAGAGGCAACTGAAGCAGACTACTGGTTCCACAACCTCTGCATTGGTGATGAAACTTTTGCAACCTTGGTGTTCGACGTACCGTCCTTGAAACGCATCATAAATAATTTAGATTACAAAAAATCCGTGAGCGGCGGAGACAACAACGCTTCACGGATGTACCTTCTGAATCTACAGAAGTTGTTTTCAACAGATGTAATTAAGGCGTATAAAGATGAGCAACAAACATCCTAAAGCAGAACTCTTCAAGCTTACAGCCCATCTAAATGACAGGGGGAATGTAGAGATGGATTTGGAATGTGTAGACCCTGACCAGTTTGCTCGCCTAATGGAAAAAGACCTGCCACACTATGAAGGAACCTTCAAGGTAGCAAGTCTTTTGCGTTATTTAAAGTCTGTAGGAGACGAAATGATGGAGAAGTCTAGCCGCTATATTTAAGCGGCTTCTTCTTCTTTTGGCTCTAAGCCTTTTAGTTCCGTATCAATCTTATCGCGAATGGCTTTGAGGTATTTAATACGAGCAGCATTTTGCTCCTTCTTTATTTCCTGAATTACAGCTTCACTAACAACCATAACGGGGCTGCGGCTGTAGAAATTCAGGATATCAGTCAAACCGTACATGATTCTCTCCATTGGTTTGTTGTTGGTTTTGATGCCATATGGGAGTTCGCGAACCGTTTGTCAACCCTTTTTGTGTGTTTCCTGCACAGTAAACCTAGCCCGTAAACTAGACCCCTTGTGACGCTTATAGCCGTCCTTGGGGTTTTTCATTAGCTGGTAGCTATTGCCCTTCTTCATCCAGTGATAGCCGGGCGGAGCCGGAACCGTTTTGGTTTTAGTAGCCATTCTTCTTCTTGGCCTTTCCACCGTACATCATGCCGGGCATACCCATAGCAGGCTGGATACCTTTTTGTTCGCGGGGTGCCATTGGGTTCGCTGAAGTCATCATGTTATTTTCGGATGCCATCGGGCTGCGAACCATTGAGCCGTAGGCATAGCCCTTGGTCTTGCCACCGCGAGCCATGAAGCCCAGTTGGTTGCGAACAGGCTTGGACAGTTTAGCAAGTCCCTTATTGCCCTTCGGTATTGGTTTCATCTTCATCTCCTATTAAGGCAGGTAATTCACGTTGACCCATGCGGGCTAGTTCTGTTGTTGCGAACTCTACAAGAAGTCCGTTTAAGTTGTCTACATCTGTTCGCGTAACCAGTTCGGGATATTTGAACATGTTGTTGATGATGCGGGCTGCTTCCTTGTTACCGGCTGCAAGCTGCAATACCTCAATGCCTGATTGTGCAGCCAATCGGACTGCAAATTCTGAGGTCACATATAAAGGACTAACCATACCACGGCTAATGTTGTATAGACGGCTCAAGCCCTCATTTATAGAGTAGCCATTGACAACACCATCTATATTCATTCGTGAATTAACGGCACGGTCTAAATAATCAGCTATGTCTCGTAGGTAATCCACATGGTCTGCGCCTAGCATTGTGTCTAGTATTTCGCGATTTTCTTGGATGTCTGCCAACATAACTTCTGGTGTTGTAAATTGGCGAACTTTCATCTTACCACCGTCCAAGGCAGTCATCTTCATACCTTGTACCGGTTGCAAACCACCCCGGTTCATAAACGCCTTGGCTACAAGCCCACTAACAGCCCTGTCGAACATAGCCTCTGCTTCATCTACAGATTTACCTGTCTTGACAACTGCGGGGATAAATGTGTCGCGAAGAGTGTCGAACCTTGTCTCACTACCATTCAAGACAAACTGTTCATAGAACTGGTCAGGAGTAATATCTCCCGTGAACCGCTGCAAGGCGTTCAAGGAATCTGCATCCATCTTGATGTTGTTGTCTGCATTGCGGCGAACCTGACTTTCAACATTTGCGTAGTCGTCTGTGAACTCTTTGTACCGTTTGCGAACCGCTTTGTTTTCCCGAATGATTCGACTAATGTCGCGGGCTTCTGCGTACATATCCCCTAGATTTACTAAAGGCACTTCCCGGTTTATGCCGCCTTGACGAACCGTTACAGTTGTTAAATCGCTTATGAGACTTTCATCTGCAAGGTTCTTGAAGCTATAGCCACCTTCTAAAATACTTGCAGGACCGTCTGTCTTTTCGAACACGGCAATGGCCCGCTCTGTCCAGTCAGCATAGATTTGTTCGTTGACTAGATTTTGGATAGCCTCGAACTTTGCCTTGCCTTCTTCTGTATCCAGATTGAAGACAGTTTGTCCATCAACACGGTCTCCCCAATCTGTTGCAATATTGTCAATCATACTGCGGATATCTGCTTGGTCAGCAGGTTTGTTGTTCAAAGCACCTGTAATCTTAGTTGTAAGAGGACGGAACACGTTTATGGGGCTGACATTACGGTAACGATACCGTGACATATCATTGGCTTCAACAGAAACTTTTTCGCCGCCTTGTCTAGAATCGTCTAAATTACGCAGAGTGCTATCAGTTCCTCTGCGGAGCCTGTCGCCAATCTCATTACGATAAGTTGTACGTGCCTTTTGTAAAAGGGAATAGGTAGCACCGTCCTGACGAAGCAAGTTTTCCATTGTGTTTGCAAAGGTGCTTACTTCCCTACCTAGTTCTGGCTTTGTTTTACTAACACCAAAAGCATAGTCACGGAAGGCACGACGCATTTCATCAACTTCGTAGGCGTTTGCTTTAGCAAAGGGGCGGAATGTTTCGGGTGAAATCGCTTGAATTTCAAGAGCAAGTTCTAAGCGAGACATGCCGTCTACAAGTTCCTCGCTATAGTTGTTAGCTTTTAACAGGTCTTTTAGTTCTCCCACTACTTCGTCAGGCATGTCACGTGCAACCATGTCGTCAAAAGTCTTGTAAGCAATACGACCCATACGACCTGCAAAAAACTGACCACTAGGACTAAAGAAGCGAGCCATATCCGTCTCACCAGCTTTATTCATTAGGTCAACAACAGCGTCGTGCATATCTATAGGCTCAGATGTTCTAGCTGCTTCGCGAACCGCATTGTAGGCCGCTTTACCCTTGGCGTACATGCTTTCCAAGTGAGCATCAAACGTATCTTCCATAGCGCGAGACAGTCCTGAAATATATCCACGACCTTTGCCTCTACGTGCTTGCAAGCTAGAAACTCTTTCCTTGACTCCCGCATAAATGTCCGTAAGGTTTTCACCAATTGATTTGCGTTCGTCGACAACCTTACCAAGACGCTTCTTTAAAGCAACATCTGCCTCTACTAAGTTATCAAGAAAACCTTCGGGAATGTCGATGGTAGGGTCTGCAAGGACTTGTTTCCGAATGTCGCCCAGTATTTCTAGAGTAGTTTCGGCACGGCGGTTCAAATCATCCTTGAACTTAGCTGTTGCGCTGCGAGTATTGTCGAGCATTGCCTGAACTGCCTCACGGTCTGCAACAATATCAGTGGCTCTTAAAAAGTCTTGGAAATTGTCTAGAGCCATTTCTGTTGCACGAACCTGTGCATCTGCTTGGCCCATCAAGTCAGTCATATATTTTGCATCAAAGTTTTTTAACTGTTTTGCATCTATTTTATTTATAGACAGAGAATGCAGAGCAGCTAGGGGACCAAGACTAGAAGCTTGGGCAAAAGACTGCGTAAATAATTCTGTGGCTTGTTCTTGTGCGTTTTCTGGAAACTGACTTACAATGCGGTCTTGTAAAGCAACGTAATCATCGATGGACTTTAGGATTTTATTTCGGGCTGTTGGGTCTGTCGTATTGTTAATCAGCCGAATAGAGTAGTTGATTGCTTTGCGTTGCTCTGCAGACAGCACTTTTCCTGTTGCTTTTTCATACTCAGAAAAGGTGTTGTCCGTAATGTTAAAACCCTTATATTTTCCAAAAGTAAAAAAGTCAGCGACCTCTTTCAAACTTGTACCAAATGGTAACCGTGGCGCACCTACAAGATTAGAAACCTTTCCGCCTGTCCAGCGAGTCACTTGTGCGCCGCCTAGTGCCATTGTCACAAGACCTAATGCCTCTGATGTTACGGGGTCTAAGCCATATGCTTCTGGCAGGTACGCCCGTGCGCCAAGCTGTGCAGCAGACAGCAAAAGAGCATCTTCTACATTTTGACGAACATAGGGATATGCCCGCAAAGTATACATAGACTGCATTTTGCGGTTGATTAGGTTTTGTCGCTTGCCTTCTAGCACCTTATATTCGGCACTGTTCTTGGCAACACCTCTGCGAACCAGTGCGTCCATCTCAAGGTCTGTGTTCCGCAAATCATCGTTTAAACGACCCATAGCTTGTGTGGTTCGCTGTTGGCTAACCCCAATGCTAAGAGCCTTCAAGTTGATTTTGTTGCGGCCTTCTGCCTGATTGATAATCTGTGCAGCCTCGAACGGGTCGTCCACATCGTCAAGGATGCGGCCCATAGCTGTACCCTTATAGGAGTCCTTCATCTTCTGGAACTTGCGTAAGGTTCGCTCACCTCTTAGCGCACCCGGCCCTACCATACCGACTACATTCTCAAGGAACATAACCCCAAACTGTTCGGAAGGAGGCAGTTCGTTGAATGCAAGGTCGATGAGGTTCGCGGCGGCTTCTTCTGTGATGAACTCTTTTGGCTGCAGTTCGCCATCGACTTCTATCATTGCGCGAGCGTTGTATTGGTCTAGTGTAATTTCACCCGCATCTAGCTGGCGTTTAAATTCATTGTGGATGTCGTTATTTAACGCCATCTTCATTGTAGGATTTGGAATTACGGAATTGATTGCCTTATAGGTAGAGTCTAAAGCATTTTGAATATCTGTGCTTCTTGCACCCCATTCAGATGAAAAGTCAGTTCCTTTTTCTCTTGCATCAAAGTATGCATCTAATGCGTTAAATCCCATGATACCCACCATAGGAATGCCGGTCGCCACGAACTGCCCAGCTTCTGCAAGCCGTGTCTCTAAAGAATTATAGAAGTCTCCAGTTTCAAACCGGTCAACAAAGATTTGACGAACCGTTGGGTCAGGCACATACTGAGATACAAGATTATCAAGATTGACACGGTTCTGGGCGTAGCGTTCCGCAGCCGGAATCATCAAGGGGTCTTGGACCACTTGGGCTGCAACCACCTCGCCTTCACGAGCAAAAGGTATGATAACATCTTCGCCGGGAACCTGTGGCTGAGATGACTTTGCCCATGCAGAACGTAGAGCAAGCATAGCCTTCGGATTTCTGTTCGCAAACTCCAAGACACGATTGTTAATCTTGATGTCGCCTACCTGCTCTACTTTACCGGCAAGGACATCTTCCCAAGCTACACCCGCTGTCTGCGACTCGATATCTTGGGCTGCGGCAGGGGCTAGGGTTTTTGTTTTGGTTTGTACGCCAAGAACAGGGTCATCTGTAGTCATTTCAGTAACCACTGGTTCGTCGAGCATCACCTTCTTTTCTACAGGTGCAATAGAAATACGCTGTGGCTTATCCGTAGTGGCTGGAGCATCCCCTGATGTATCGAACCCTACAATATCCCGTTCAGCAACAGGCTTTGAAACTTCTTGTGGCTCTGCCATTTATTAAGACCCCATTCCTATTGCTTTTAAAACAGCTTCTGGAGATGCTGGGTACATACCCTGTTCATCTGTGAAGAAATTACCTTCCCCATCTGTATAATAACCAGAAGGGTCTAATGTGAGACCAGTCTTAGGCTGCTCTCCAGCGGCGGGTACAGGCGCAGTAGCAGCAGGCGCAGTGGCAGACATACGATATGCTGCATTTAAAGCTTGCCTTGCAATCCTGTCTGCTTTTAGAAGACGGGCTTCACGAAGTCCAAAGCTATCTGCAGTTGCGACCTCGTTCAAAAGTACGAGACGACGTTGC